GTCCTTTTCCTTTGTGGCTGTGGTTTTTGTGGTTGGGCTGTGGGCTGTTGGTTGGTTCTTGCAATTCCTTCGCGGTTGGTTGTGGTGGTGGGTTGCTTTCTTTTTGTTCTTTGCTTGGTGGGGGGGGATTTGTAGCTACATTGAGGTAAAATAAGCCATATTTTGTAGCTACATTTGGAATAATTAACTTAACTTTGTAGCTACAATTAAAATTATGGCAAAAAGTAAACCAATTGGAGTTAGATTTGACTTATATAAGTTGGATATGATTCAAAAAGAGCAAAATTTGACATCTGTTCAGCAAGTAGTGAATTATTTAATGGATAATTATGGCAAAATAAAGCCCGTAGAGGAGGTTTTACCAATTAAGCCGATAGAATATCCAAAAAAAGCACAAAAGACCGAAATAAAGCCCCAAAATGGCAAAGCGGAACCTCCTAAAGGATTAACTGGAATAGATTTAGCTATTTGGAAGTCTGAAAATAAAAATAAAGTTGTAAATTAGCGTATGAAAAGTAAATTAAAAATGATGAAAAGAGCAGATGGCTCTTATTCTCGCAGAGGTTTATGGGATAACATTCGTGCAGCTGCTGGTTCTGGTAAAAAACCAACACCTGAAATGTTAAAACAAGAAAAAAAGATTAAAGCACAAGAAAAAAAGTAACTTATGTCTGGAGCTTGGCAAAGAAAAGAGGGTAAAAACCCTGAAGGTGGCTTAAATGCCAAAGGTCGTGCATCTTACAATGCAGAAACAGGCGGCAATTTAAAAGCTCCTGTTAAAGAAGGTACTAACCCTCGTAGGGTTTCGTTTGCAGCTCGTTTTTCTGGTATGACGGGTGCTATGAAAAAACCAAATGGCGAACCTACTCGTAAGGCATTAGCACTTAAAGCTTGGGGATTTGGTAGTGTTGAAGCAGCTCGTAAGTTTGCTAACGCACATAAAAAATCATAATTTACTTTTATGGTTTAAAGTAAAATATAAATTATTTTATGTTATTTTTCTTGTGGTGTTTGATCTTCTAATATTTTTCTACCCGCATCCGATAATGGTCGTGAAAACAATCTAAGTTTTTTACCAGTATTTGGGCATACGAAAGTAATGCCAGCATCTTGGTATGCTTTTAATACTATTTCTAATCCACCATCACCATCAGGACTTGCGCCTACTACATGAGGTTCATCATAATCAAATTGCATACAAAAATCACATCCTTCTGTATAAACTTGTATTTCTTTTGGAATTTCTGTTTTTTTCTTTGCCATAATTATCTTTTTATTTTTGTCATTTTTTCACAATGCGGACATTGTATTTCTTCTAAATATCTTACTTCAATACTTTCATCAAACCATTTAATCATATCAGTTTCTATAACTGCTACATGATAATTTAAACATGCATCACAAACTATTTCAGCTACTTCATATACAACACTAACCTCCATCATTTAAATGTTTTATATCTACTATTTTTACTTCCTCTCCATCAATCATTGCATCTAAAGTTGCCTCAATCATCTCTCTTTGTTCTGGATTTAACAATGCAATTTTTTCTTGGATGGCAGGTATAGCAAATATATCACTATTTATTTCTTTTTTTATGCCAGATCTTACTTGATCAGTTAAAAATGGATGAGTTACAATATCATTAAACATCCAATTAATTTTACCTACATAAACCTTAAATAATTTTTCACCTTTAGTATCAGGAAATTGTCTACAAAAATCCTCAAATTGCTCTTGCGCCATTTTTAGATTTTGGATAGCACTTATGATATTAGCACTCATTTATTAAAGTTTGTATGTAATTCTTGGATTGTATGTAAATATTCTCTTGCTTTTTCTACTTTGTGTTGTATGCGTAAAATATCATCTTCACTTCTCTCAATAGAGAAAAACAATATTCTTTCATTAGCAGGAATGTCTGCAAATGTCATATTAAATTCAAGTTTCAATGCTTCTTTTACATATTCTGGGCTTTCTTCTGAAATTACATTCATCTTATAAAGCAATGATTTTTTTTCTTGCTCAATAATTCCAAACGGAGTATCTAATAAACAAAAAACAACATATGCCCTTTTTGCTCCGGTTAGCCACATATAAGATTGCATTTGCCAGTAATATAAATTATCAATTTTATCAAGTATATTTCCTGTAAAAGTCCATAAATCATAACTTGACTTTACATCATATATATCAATACCATCAGCATCAACAGCAATTACATCCGGGGTGCCAGCTATAAAATCATTTGAATATCTTTCTGTGTTTTTTTCATATTTATTTTCATCCAACCATTTGTAATTGCATAAAAATTTAATCGCTTCATCTTCAACTTCATTCCCCTTACGCATTTGCTTTGTGCTAATGTCTTTTTTTCTGCCATACTTTTCGGCAACATAAACTTCAAGTAAATGTTTTTGTGCAGTTTTAGAAAGCAATCCAGCTTCTTTGTCAGCTTTAGTTACAGGTTCGGTCATTAAATAACCGACAGAGCTTGCTTTGATTAGTGTTTCGTTCCAGTTCATTAAAGTGTGTTTAGTTTTTTGTTATAATGTTCTAATAGTTCAGGATTGCTTTTACTCATTAACTCCCAAGCTTTTAATTCCTCTTTTGTTTTGCAAGAATCAATAAATGATTTTGTCTTTTCGGCTAATGTTTGTTTTGACTGAGTAGGAATTACTTCAATAACTTCATCATGATAATACCCTAAGCTTTTTAATCTTTCTACATTTTGTTTGTGATACTCTTCTACCAACTCTCTTGCAATATCAAGAGCTTTGTTTGCAGACTCACCTTGATTAAGAGAAAATTCAACGCCAATTTTTTCAGACGAGTAATTGCCTAAATTAAATGTTCTAGTGTAGTTAACGGTTTGGATGTGCATAATACTTATTTTGATCTTGTTACAATTGTTTTTTCATCAATAAATTTAATTTTAAACATTTTACTTTCATGTCCTTTTTTCTTTTTAAGATTTGAAACCATAACCATAACTGATGTGTATGGGTTATCTAATCTAATACTTTCTCCTAATGTCAAATCAGCCACCTTACTTGAAACTGATTCTGGATCTATTTTTCTTGCCATTTTATATATTTTTTGTAAAATTAATTTAATTAAATATAATAACCAAAATTAATTTAATTAAAAACCCTCCCAGTATAGAAATACAGGAGGGTATATTTGCTTAAAACCACCAATCTACAATTACTTCTGTAAAATTAAATAAATTTCTTTTTTACTAAGTTAAGCTTTGCCCTGTATTCTAGGATCAAAGATTTAAGCTCATCTCTTGTTGGTCTTACTGCTTGTCTTGCTATTTCTCTAAGGTATTCAACTAATGCCCCATTTTCTTTATGTAATTTATATTCAAATTCTTCAATATTACCAGTTTTGAAATAGTTACACTCCATACATTGAGGTCTGCAGTTTTCATCCATCCATCTAGTTCCAAGATTTGATCTACCCATAAAATGACCGCATTGTATTTCTGCTATAGTATGTTTCTTACCACAAGTATAACATTCTACCATACCTGTTTTATCTGCATATTTATTTCTTAAATACTGGCTAAATACATGATCAAGATCTGAAACTAAATTCTGAAAACTTTCTGAATCATCTTCAAACTCTTCCATTCTTTTTTGCGTAGAAACTACTGTAGCACATTGCTTGCACATCTTTTTAGAAAAATGATAATCAATATTCCCGCAACTAACGCATCTTTTCTTCTTCACTATTATTGTTGAATTTCTCATCTTCTTTTAGTTTATGTAGTTTATCATTTATGAACCTAAATTTACCTATGTATTCACCTTTTTTTGTTACTTCAATTACCATATCTAATCTCTTAGCCATTTCATAAATCAAATCCCTATTCTCCATACTTCTCTTTTAAACTTTGTATCATATGCCAATCTCTTATTTCTTCTTCAGACATTTTAATTTCACTTATTAATAAACTATCTTGGTTATAAGTTTGCTTATAATATTCTTCAGCACTCCTCCCATAATTATTTTTTTTATTACTTTTATTTGTTGCCAATATATCTTTCATAAATTCCCACGCTTCTACTGCTTCTACATCTTTACTGTTTCTTGCATCTATAATTTGTTGTTTTTCTTTTTCATATAGATTTTTAGCATTGTTAAGAAACCATATTTTAAATTCATTTAGTTCCATAGAACTATAATGCTCAATTAATTCTTTCATTGCAGTTTTCATAGGTTATTATTTTTGGTAGGGCAAAGATAATTAATTTAATTAAACCACAAAATAAATTTAAAAAAAAGTTAAAAAAATTTGGGTATTTAAAAAATAACACTATTTTTGTCATCCAATAATCAAAACAAATTTATGGAAATCAAAACTGAATTAAGGCTTCACGAAAGAATAAAAGAAGCTTTAGATGGCCGTACACAAAGGTGGCTGTCATTAAATGCAAAGATACCAGAATCGGAATTATCACGAAAGATGCAGGGTAAATTATTATTTACTGATGCAGAAATATCTCGTATTAACGAGGCGTTGAAAACCGATTTTATAAACGATTAAGATAAAAAAAATGCCAAAAGATACATTCTACTTCTCGCATGATTACAATGCGCGCAATGATGAGAAGATAAAAAGACTAATAAGAAAGCATGGCATGATAGGCTATGGTATATTTTGGTCAATAGTAGAGGATTTATATAATAATGCGAACGCATTGCAAACGGATTACGATGGCATTGCGTATGATTTAAGAACGGATAGCGATGTTGTTGCATCCGTAGTAAATGACTTTGATTTATTCGTTTTTGATGGTGATTTTTTTGGTAGTAATTCGGTACAAGAAAGACTTGATCAGAGGAATATAAAAAGCGAAAGTGCAAGAAAATCAGCAAGTTATAGATGGAATAATGCGAACGCAATGCAAACGCTATCCGATAGCAATGCTAAAAAGGAAAGGAAAGGAAAGGAAATAAAAGGAAAGGAAATAAAGGAAATAAACATTTCGTTTGATTCTTTTTGGGATTTGTATGACAAGAAAACAGGTGAAAAAGGAAAGCTAACTGAAAAATGGAATAAGTTGTCTGACTCTGAAAGAACAGAAATTATGAGATATATTCCAAATTACAAGATTTGCCAGCCTGATAAAAAGTTTAGAAAAGATCCACAAACATTTTTAAACAACAAATCTTGGAATGATGAGCTTATAGGTTCGGGAGAAATACCAAAACAACAAATTTATAAAAACGATGACTTTGAGGCGTACAAGAAACGCCAACAAGAATTAGGAAAAACTTTAAATTAATACGATGATAGCTACTATTTTTAAAAACATTTTTAGCAAGGAACCACATTTCATAACCGTTGACAAAGCACTTGAAAGGATTAAGCTAGGTGCAAGTAAAGCTTTGGTTTTAGACATTAGGTTGGCTTTGGATAAGGAAAAGGCTAATAAGCTAAAGCTCAATTTACCTTCAATTTGCTTTAGCGGTAAGTTTGGAGCAGATAGGAAGGATGAGCAATTGGTTGCGCATAGCGGATTTATAGTTTTAGATTTTGATGATATTTCTGATTTAAGGGATAAACAGACTGAAATCATTCAAAAGGATTTTGTGTATGCCTGTTGGGTTAGTCCTTCAGGTAATGGGTTAAAAGCTTTGGTTAAAATAACGGATGGCAAAAAGCATAGAGAGCATTTTCAATCATTACAAGAGGTTTTCCCAGAAGTTGACCGAAGCGGAATTAATGTTAGCAGGGTTTGTTACGAAAGTTTTGATCCCGATATTTACATCAACGACAAGGCTGCGGTTTTTACCAAAGCAAAAAAAATAGAAAAGGTTGTAGTCAACGAAATTGAAACAATTGACGATTCTGAAAACTTTCGTAGAATTCTAAAATGGCTAACCAATAAAAACGATGCTTTTGTCACTGGAGAGCGAAATACTTACATTTTTAAGTTGGCATCTGCATGTTGTAGGTTTGGAATCAACGAGGAGGCCGCTTTAAGCCTCATTTCAGCCGAATATTTAGTGAGTAACGACTTTACTATGTCGGAGATGAGAAGCGCTGTAAAGAGCGGATATAGGGCAAATAGGGCTATTGCTGGTTCGGCTATTATACAAAAGGAAAAGTTGGTCAATAAGACTACGAATTTTGAAATTGATGTTAAGAAGGAATTTGTAGATGAAAAAGGCGATAACTACAGGGTTGAAGATGTGGTATATGGAATTGATGTAAAGGATAAAGCTTTGCTTATCAATCAAAATGGATTTGACAAGGTTATGGGGGTTGGTGTTCCAGAGCTTGATTATATTTTTAAGCCAAAAAGAGGCGAAATTACATTACTTACTGGTATTGGTAACTACGGTAAAACAGCTTGGCAAAAATCCCAATTGCTAAGTAGAATCATCATGTATGGAGAAAAGATTGCTACATTTTCTCCGGAAGATACACCAGCGGAAGAATATTTTCATGACTATGTTGAGATGCTTTTGGGATGTGAGTGTACTCCGTTTAACCCAAATAGACCGGCTAATGATATTTACGAGGCAGCCTATGATTATATTTCAAAGCATATTTTTTATATTAGTGCAGAGATGCTTTCGCCTACACCCCAATATATCAAAGAAAAGTTTTTGGAATTGATTGTGCAAGAGAAGGTTGATTTTTGTTGTATAGATCCATTTAACCAAATGACCAATGATTACAAAGGTTTTGGTGGAAGAACTGATAAGTATTTGGAAACATTATTGGCTGATTTTTCAAGATTTGCGAAAAAGAATGATGTGTATTTTTGGGTTATTGCGCATCCAAAATTAATGGAAAGAGATAGGGGTGGAAACTACAAATGTCCAGATGTATTTGATGTGAATGATGGGGCTATGTGGAACAATAAAATGGATAACATTACAGTTTACCATAGACCATTTGCGCAGACAGATCCAAGTAGTCCGGTGGCAGAATTTCATTCTAAGAAAATTAAAAAGAAAAGTGTTGGTAGAAAAGGGTTTGTTATGGTTGAGTATATTTGGGATAGAAGAAGATTTTTTATTGAGGGAAGGGATTTTATACAAGAAATGTTGAATAAAAAAGGACTTGATTTTTGGAAAAGAAAAGAAGCTAATCAATCATGGCTTCCATATAAAGATGAAGAAGGTGGAGAAGTAATATTTTAATAATAAAAAACAAACACAATGATCAGAATTAGCGTAATCGGAAGATTAGGACAAGATGCAGTAGTTAACACAGTGAATGGTAAAACAGTGATTAATTTTTCAATGGCTTACAGCGAAAAGTTTAAAAACCAACAAGGTGAAGATGTAGATAAGACTACATGGGTTTCATGTGCTTATTGGACAGACAAATTAAATGTATCTAATTACTTAAAAAAAGGTACAATGATTTACATGGAAGGTAAGCCAGAAGCAAAGACTTACAATAACGATAAAACAAAAGAAGTGATTGCGCAGTTGCATGCTAGAGTTACATCTTTACAACTTTTATCAGCAAAACAAGACGAAAATAATGCATAATGTATATTCACGAATTAATAAACCCTATAGAAGTTGAAACACCACTTGGACGCGGAAAAGCAATCGCATGGATTGACTACGGAACAGAAGTCAATACCGTTTGGAAAGTCGTATTTTACCACAATGGTATGGTGCGGAACTTTTACGATAAAGACATACTCATCTATCCAAATAAAATGGACGGTGGGGACATAGATTTAAAGTATTTTAAAACCCAATAATATGCAACAAGAATTAGTATTTGACGGAACTGATTATGTTCATGAAAGAGATGGTAAAAGATTAGCTAAGAATCATTTTAAATTAAAGGAACTTATGCAAGATCAAAGGTTTAGAACCCTTAGTGAAATTTCAGCCATCACTCATATACCTGAAGCATCAGTATCGGCAGGTTTGCGTGATTTTAGGAAAGAAAAGTTTGGTAGGCATACCCTAAATAAAAATTATTTAGAAAATGGCTTATATTCGTACCAATTAATCCTAAATAACACATAAAATGGCAAAAGTTAAAACAGATTCAAGAAAGGTAACATTTGGTAGTAGAAAAAAAGGCAGTGCAAAGAAATCGTATAACAAACATTCTCCAAAACCCAAGCAATATCGCGGTCAAGGAAGATAAAATTAAATTATGAATAATAAAGCAGCTAAAAAATTAAGAAGATTATCTGTGTTTATGGCATCAGGTGCTGGTAAAACATTAGAGGATGCTAAAAGGATATATAAAAACCTAAAAACAGTACATAAAGAAAATAAAAAAGCCCCTCGTTAAAAAGGGGCTAATTTACGTTTTTTTAAGACTAAGCGTTTGCGGCTGTATTAACTTGCGCTACAGTAGAAGTTGTGTAAAACAATACTGGTACTTGATTTAAGCCAGTAGGAGCTACTTCAACTATTGAGTTCATAGTTACTCCATTTGCTACAGTTCCTGAAGGAGCTGGGTAAGCCATAATTGTGTTTACTGGGAATCCGTAAGCAATACCTGAAGTTGCAGGAGTTCCATTAGGGTTTAATAAAGCATATTGGTTTCTTTGATATGCTGTAATTGATACTATACTTGCCATTTTTTAATATTTTTGATTGTTTTTAAATTTTTTTTAATTAAGCTGCTGTTGTTGTAGTTGTAGTAGGAGCCGCTGTAGTTGTAGTTGTAGTTGCAATACCACTTCCGTTAATAGCTGCAATTAATTGAGCAACAGTTTGATTGGTATACAACTTTTCAGCTGGTTGGTTAAGACCGCTTGGGTACATAAGAATCAATGAATTCATTTGTACGCCATTTGCTACTACAGTTGTTGGTTGTACCTGTAAATCAACAGTAGGTAATGAGAATAACACACCGCTAGTTGCAGGGGTGCCGTTAGGGTTCGTTAAATCGTATTGGTTTCTACGATAAACATAAACTGATAAATGATTTGCCATTTTTTAATTGTTTTTTTTGTTATAAATTTTTTTTTGGGCAATACAAATATAATAAATTTTGGTAGATATAAAAAATCGTGTAATTTTAATTAAATTAATTAATTATGAAATTGAAAGCTCCAAGTAATAGAGTAATCATTAAGGTTGATTTAGAAAGTAAAAACAGCCATACATTTAAGGATGGTACAAAGATAAAATTAGAAAGAGTATATGATAATTTTAACATGCGTTATGTTAAGCCTGTTAATGCTGAAGTAGTTGATGCTACGGATATACCTGCTGGTTCTGAAATTTTAATTCATCATAATGCTACTCATGATACTTATAAAATTTTTAATTATCAAAAACCAACAGCTGAAGCATCTTCAGATATGCAATATTTCTCAATACCTATTGAAGAATGTTTTATGTGGAGAAACGAAAAAGGTTCTACATGGAACCCTTTAAATAATTTTATTACTGGTCTAAGGGTATTTGAACCATACACTGGATTCCTACAAGGAGTTGAACCTACTTTAGTTAAAAATAAGATTTATGTTACTAGCGGTGAATTAACCGGAAATGTTGTAGGCACTGTAATATCAAGTGATTATGAAATTATATATCAAAATGATGACGGAACTGAAGGTAGGATTATAAGATTAAGATATTATCCGGAAGGCAATGATAGAAACGAAATAATTTCAGTTGAACATGAACTGACTGAGAAGGTAGTAAAGGGTGATTTATTGATTGGTTATAATATTTCAGATGCTAAAAAATTAAATTAATGTCAGCAGAATTAGAAACCAAAATTAAGGATTTAGAAAAGCAAATAGCTTATTTAGAAGGAAAAAATGCTTATTATCAGCAAGATGGGATAGGTAAGCTTTATCATGCACTTAATAGGAAAGCTAATGAAATGGCTGAATTGTTAAATAAAACAAGTCTTACTGCAATTGATATTGACGATCCTAAAATTAAGACATTTGAAAGACTACAAAAGATATGGGTAGATGCTGGAACGATTTCAGCTTCAATTAAAGCTTTAGAAGTATTAGCCGGTATTAATCAAGAAACAAACGATAAAAAAGAAATAGTTCAGGTTAATAGAAAGCCATTTTCTCCAGAAAACATGGCCGACGCGGTAGGCGAATTAGCTGGTAAAAGATATTAATTATGTACGAAAAAATTGAAGGCGGGAATGTTATAGACATTCAAGGGCTAAAGTGTAATTTGCCTCCTGAAGGTTATGTATACAATATAATTACAAAACAAGTAGAATTTAGGGGCATATATAAAAGGTCTGAAATTGAATGTGAGCAATTTTGGAAAAGAATACCTATGCCAGATTGGTATCAAGATACAATGAAGAAGTGGGATGAATTTGATAAAAAGAAAAAAGATGACGAGGTTGAATTTTATGATGAAAGACTAGAAGAATATAAGAAACAAGAGTGGGATAGAAGGTTAAATGGATTTTGGTACATGAACAATGGTACTCCCACATATTTGACAGGATTGCATTATTTATATTTACAATGGTGGCCTATTGATATTGGTTATCCTAAGTTTCGTATTCCGGATTTGGAAAAGTTCTATTTTATGGACTATTGTATTCAAGATCCATTATGTATGGGGATGCTTGAAGTAACTAAAAGACGTTTTGGTAAATCATTTGTAGCTGGATTATTTGTTTCTGAATACATTACTAGGACTAAGATGACAAACGGCGGTATTCAATCTAAAACAGGTTCGGATGCCAAAAAATTCTTTGCTAAGACAGTTGTTAATCCTTTCAGAAGATTGCCAAAGTTTTTTAGACCAGAATATGATATGTCTTTGGGTGTTAATCCTAAAACAGAGATGAGATTCCAAAAGACAAACGTAAGAGGTAAAAAAGCAGAAGATAGTGTTGACAAAGATGAATTAGGATCAATTATTGACCATCAATCAGCAGATACAGTAGCTTATGATGGACAAAAATTACATAGATATGTGGCAGACGAGTGTGGTAAAACCACAGAAGTAAATGTTTATGATAGACATGAGGTTGTGCGTTATTGTTTGTTAGATGATGAGGGTAAAATTATTGGGAAGGCTTTATATACTACAACAGTAGAAAAATTAACTACGGAAAAAGATGGGGTACAGGATGCGTTTAAGTTATTATGGGAGGAAAGTAATCAAGATAAAAGACAAGATAATGGGACGACTTCAAGCGGTCTTTATAGATTTTTTATGTCTGCTAAACGAACTAGAAACTTTGACGACTTTGGTTTCCCTGATGAAAATAAGACTTTAGACCAAATTTTAGCCGATAGAGAAACGGTAAAAAATAACCCAAGAGCATTATCTGCTCGTGTTAGAAAAGAGCCATTGACTATTGACGAGGCATTTAGTACAGACTCAGATAAGTGTATTTTTAATGTAATGAACATAGGCGCAAGGGAACAATATTTAAAAGAAAACCCTGTATTAAAGAGGCATGTCATTTTTTACCGAGATATTGATCAAACAGTAAGGTGGAGAAATATTAATGATAAAGAAGAAGATTTTCATTGGGTTATAACTCAATTCCCACCAAAAGGCGAAGAGAATAAACATACATTTGATGTTAAAACTAGAAAACCGGGAAGGGTATCTGATGGCGCAATAGCAATTGACGGATACAGTAATAGTCAAGGTGGTAAATACGGTTCAAAAGCATCAGCTTGGATTGGTAGAAGATATGATTTATTAAACCCAGAAACTACCGGTAAGGCAATAGGTCATTTGTATGGCAGACCACAAATTAAAGAAACATTGCATGAGCAAGTGCTTTTAGCGGCTGAATTTTATGGTTATCAAGCGTGGTACGAGCATAATAGTGATGATTATTTATCATATTTTAGAGATAGAGGCAGGGTTGGTTATTTAGGCTCATATCCACTTTCAACAATAGATCCTTCTAAAAGAGAATCAGCAGAAAGGTATAAAGGCTTCCCAACTACTCCTTTTAGCTTGACAAAACAAACAGATGTTGGAATTATGTATTTTGAATCCCATATTGATTCTATAGATTTTGAAAATTTGCTAGAAGATGCTAAAAAGTTTGATCCAAATAATAGAACTGATTATGACCAAACGGTATCATTTTTAATGTTAATAGTATGTCTTATGGAGCCAGTTCAAAAACAAATTAAACGAGAACCATTAGTTAGAAGCTATAAGCCAGAGTTCAATTAATTAAAAATTTTACTAAATTCTTAATATTTAGTATATTTGACGTAAAATACAATCACATTGGCAGATAGTCCGTTATTCATATCAGCAGCAAATAGCAATGGCGAAGCATTAAAAAAGTTTCAAATTACTACAGATGTATCATCTAAAAAAGATTATGCATATGGTAAAAATGTTGCACAAAGCATCTATTCTACAATTTACGGTAACCAAACTTATTTTTGGTTAAGAAATAATAGATTTAGAAAAAACAGACAAATCGCAAACGGTAAAATAGACATGAGTGTGTTTATGGATCGTTTGGAGATGAATAGTAAAGCTAACTTTGTAAATATTAATTGGAAATCAATTATTATTGGTAATACAATTGTTGCAAGGTTGGTTGGCTCATGGATGAGTAGAAATGAAAAGGTTACAGTTACTGCTACAGATAGCGCATCTGCAATGCTTAAAAAGAACGCAGCGGATGAAGCTGAATTTATTTATCAAAATAAAGAAATACTTGCTCAATTACAACAAGAGTCTGGTATTCCAATTATCCCAAAAGATCAATTTATTGCGGAAGATAAAGATGAATTAGATAGATGGATTAGCGAATTTAATCATTTACCAGAGGAAATACAATATAGCATTGGATGTAATAATGTATTAGAAGCTAATGGATGGAATGATGTCTTAAAACAAAGATTGTTGCATGATTCTGCTGAAGTAGGATTAGTATGTACTTATACTTTTATGGACGAAGAAGGTGAAGTTCATGTTCAATGGATTAGACCTGAAAAATGCAATTTATTCTTATTCTGATTTTCCTGACTTTAGAGATACCACTTATAGAGGACACATTTTGTCAATGAAAGTTAGTGAAATTAGAGCAAGATATAGTATTGCAGCTGGGGGAACTTTAACAGAAGAGGATATTTTTAGATTGGCAGAATCATCAAAAGAATATCAAAGAACAGATAAGATTAAGTGGATGCAAGATTGGAATGTTGCTTGGTTAAGGCCTTATGATGAATGGAATATTGACTTAATGCAATTTGAAATTAGAACATTAGATTCTGATGGTTATACTGTTACTAAAACAAAGAAAAATGGTAGCACTATCATTAAAAAGGGGAAGCCTGAAAAATTAGACGAAAATCAACAATATTTAGAAGAGAAAAAATGGAACATATACGAAGGCGTATATTGTCCTGTTACTCAAACTATGATTAAGTGGGGTATTAAAAAGAATATGATTCGCCCACAAGATCCAAAAGAATTAGGAAACGCAGAGTTTTCATATAGCTTTTATATGTATGACCCTTACGATATGCGTAATGTGGCTGTACCTGAAAAAATAGAAGAGCCTATTGAGCAAATGATTTTAGCTAGATTGAAGATACAGCAAATGGTAGCCAAAATGGTGCCAGCAGGTGCTTCAATTGATGTAGATGCATTACAAGAACTAGATTTAGGTTTAGGGGATTCTGTAAAACCATTAGAAGTGCAAAAGATTTGGGAACAAACAGGTAAGCTTTATTATCGTGGTAGAGATGCTGAAGGAAATAGAATTCCAGTTCCAATTACTGAATTAGCTAATACTGGTTTTGCTCCTCAATTGCAAGCTTTAATTCAATTATATCAATTCCATTATCAAGTCTTAAAAGATGAATTAGGAGAAGATCCTAATTTAATGAATCAAGCTGCACAACCAAGAGTTGCCGCTTCAAACATTGAGGCTTCAAGAGCTTTAGCAAATAACGCCACTGAATATATGTACGATGCATATATTTACGTTATGGAAGAAACATGTAAAAAAATAGCGTGTTTATTAAATAAGAGTGTTACTTATGGAGCTAAAAAATATAGAGATATATTAAAGGAAGAAGATGTAAAAGATAGAAACTTTGTTGCTACAGTTAAAATGATGCCACAAGCTCAAGAAATTGCTAATTTGCAAATAATGATGAACAATGCTATGGCATCAAATCCTCAATTAGTTATGTATCTAGATCCATTTAAGGTAATGAGAATAGCTAAGGAAAATGTTGACTTAGGTGAATTGTATTTTAGGCAAGCTCAAAAAAGATATATAAAAACAGAGCAAGAAAATGCTCAAAATAATTCACAGCAAAACGCAGAAGCTCAACAAGCTAGTATTCAAGCAAAAATGCAAGCTGATACAATTATTGATGGTAAAAGGGCTTTAGCTAGAGAAAAGGAAATTATACTACAAGGTGTTTTTGATCTTGCAAAAGCAAATATTCCTGTACCAGCCGAGCTTCAGCAATTGGTTTCTGATACTTTGCAAAATGTAAATGTCCCAATTGAAGTGCAAAATGAAGAACAGCAAATGGCTTTAGCGCAACAAGCGCAACAGCAAGAGCAAATGCAAATGGAGCAAATGGGCGAACAACAGCTTTCTGAAGAGGAACAAATGATGATGGAACAACAAATGCAACAACAATAATTATAAAAAATTAAAATAAAAAAAAATGGCAACGGTAAGTAAGCTTTTAATAAGACTTCAAAAATTTAGTTCAAAAATTAGTACAACTGTAGATGCGACTGAATCATTTAATACAGATAATTCTTTTTATCAAGATTTATCTGGTTGGGATTCGGCTGTTATTCAATTTGTAGGTACGTCTGGAACAATTAGTTTTAGCACTACAAATGATAATGGTTCTATTACAGGGCAATTATTGCCAGCACCAGAGGTTCCAACTAATTGGGTTACAGTATTAGGTGTTAATTTGACAACCAAAGCCGATGTGTCATCAATTAATGCGAGTGGTATGGTTGCATTTGGTATTATTGGTAATTATTTATTATTACAAGGTTCAGTAGCAACAACAACAACAGCCGCACCTTAAAATTTAAAATAGAAATAAAATGGCAAATTCAATAGCTTATGTATTGTCTAAAAATACATACTCTAACCCCTTTCAAGCAAACCTTATAGGTGTTAATCAAGGCACTCAAATTGTCTATGCAACAACAAGCACATTAACATCCGCTAATAAATTGTATGCCGATAGTAGATTAACCCAACCTATTTATGGAGATGGAACAAGTTGGTATGGCCTGCAATTATTAACAAATACTTCTGTAGTATATCCTATTACTATAAGCGCAAGTGGTACAATAGCAATTGGTTCTGGTACTACTACTACCACTACAGCAGCAGTTTAAAATAAAAATAGAAACCAAATCAGCATTTATGCCAGAGAATACAGACATGTCAGCACCAATTACGCTGGCAGAAGGTTACAATCCGTTTTCGGATGAAAATGCACCACAAGTGCAACAGCAAGTAGAAGTAGCCCCTACTGCAACAAATAATGAGCCAAATGAGCAACAAGCTCAATCGGTTCAAAATAATGAGCAAAATCAAGAACAACAAGTTTCATCACCGTCTTTTGATCCAAACGAATTCGTCAGAGAAAGATTTGGTTTTGAAAGCGTTGAACAAGCAGAACAAGAATTTAAAAAACTTAAAGAAACGCCAAGTTTTGAATTCAAAGATGATGTAAGTAAAACATTATTTGATGCCATTAAAGAAGGTAAAGCAGATGATGTTTATGAAGTTTTGAATCAACAAAAAAGATTAGAAAAATTGGTAAATTCAGAATTAAATTCTGAAATTGCTGCCGAGATTGTAAAAACAAATATTAAAAATAAACATAAAAGTTTATCAAACGAAGATGTTGAGCTTTTGTTTTATGATCAATTTTTCGTACCTTTAAAACCTGAACAAGGTTATGATGAATCAGATGATGATTATGCTGCAAAAGTAAGTCAATGGCAATCACAAGTTGACTACACTGAAAGACGATTGATGATAGAGGCAAAAGTTTTAAAGCCGGAAATTGAAAAATTAAGAAGCGAAATTACTTTGCCAGATATTTATAATGAAAGTGCTAGGGAGGCTGCATCTCAAGAAGAATTTGAGATAATGCAAGAAGCTAGGTCAATTTATGAAAGAACTTTAGATTCGGACTTCCAGTCCTTCAATGGATTTAATGTTTCGGTAAAAGACGAGGATGTTGAAATACCGATTTCATTTAATGTAGCTGAAGAAGAAAGATTGGCAATGAAGAATGATTTGGAGGATTTTGATACAGATTTATATTTTGAGAATAGATGGTTTAACAAGGAAGGGAAACCAAATGTTCAACAAATAATGGCAGATAAATATTTGCTTGAAAATCGTGAAAAAATCTTTTCAAAAATAGCAAATGAAGCTGCATCCCAAAGATTGTTAGCTCATTTAAAAAAGAACGGGAATATTAATATCAACCAAACACCAACTCCACAAGGAGCGAAACCAGATCTTAATGGCATAGAGGCTGAAAGGCTAAGAATGGCAGAATGGGCATTTAGTTCGTAACTTGTTATTGCCTTTGGAGGAGGCGTAAAAAAATAAATTCAATATTATGGCAGGAATACCTACCTCAAATATTTTGCAGCCGGGTTCTATCTCGTTGCAATCCCAGAATAGACAACTGATGGTTGATCTACAATTATTAACTCCACAGTATTACAAGCAATACACTCAAAAGTATGGCAATGAAGATTTTACTTGGTGGTTAGCTGCTCATAGCGGCATGGAAGAAGTTAAAAACTTAAACTACTTCTGGTTTGAAAACCGCGGTAAATTAATGCCGGGTGTTACAAATACTAGCTCAGTTTCTGCTGGCGTTGGTGCTACAATTACTTTAACTTTAGGACAAGAGGCTTACTTTAACAATGGTACTCAAACTCCTTTAAGAGTTGGTGAAACTTTGCGTGTGGCTTCTTCAAACATTGAAGGGGTTATCATGTCAATTAATAGCACTACTGCATATGCATGGACTTTTACAGTTGCTCCAAAACAAACTACTCAAAGATTTGCTTCTGCTGGTTCAACTAGCTTGTTAGCAGGTGAAGTTTTATTGTTTGGTGGCGATGCAGATGCTGGTGAAGCTTCTGGACCAATCAATCCTTTGATTCAATTAGATCAAAGATATGATAACAATGTAACAGAAATTCGTGATGGTTGGTCTAACACTGACTTAGCGCAAATGGCTGAAACATTTTATGAGTTCCCAGTATCTCCAGACATGGCTGCAAATGGTGTAACTGCATTTACTTACAAAGGTATGTATAAGACTCTTGTTCGTTTTAAAAACAATGTGGAAGCTAAATTAATGCGTGGAAATATCCAAAACAACTCAACAATTAGCAATTCAACTGGTTCTGAAGGTATTATCCCTAAAGTTGTAGCTGATGGTGAAACTGTTGGTTATACTCCGGGTACTTTAGATATCCAAAAATTACACGAGATTACTCGTATCATGGATGTTAATGGTTGTGCTAAACAATCTGCATGGTTAACTGATATCTTCCAAAGACAAGATTTCTCTGATGGTATCTTCGCTGCTTACCCAGCTGGTGCTTTCGTTTATGGACAAGGCGAGAAGTCTAAAGAAGCTTCTGTTGCTTATGGTTTCCAAGAAATCTTCATTGATGGATATTTATTGTCTGTTAAGAAGTATCCTCAATTCAACACTGAGGTTACAACTGGTTTAACTCCAAACGTTGATTACTTCCGTAATTTCGGTTTAATCTATCCAATGGGTGAAACTAAGGATGCTAAAACTGCTCAAGCTTACAAGAACATTACTATTATGTATCAACAACCTCCTCAAGGTGGAACAGTTGGTAATGGTATTCGTGTATGGCAATATGGTGGTGGATCTCCTAATCCAACAGATGGTACAATGACTAATCAAATTGCGATGATCACTTATCGTGGTACTCGTGTTTGTGCAGCAAACCAATTCATCATCGTTCAAGGTAACTAATTAGTTATTTAGAACTTATAATTATGGTAGGGGCAACTTTATTGATTGCCTCTACCTATTTTAACATTTAAAAACCATTTTATGGCAAAGTTAAAGGCAATAGGGATAAATGAATATAATTTATCTCAACAAGGAGAATTTACTAATGTAAGACAACATGAAGAAGCAGCTATTGCAATGACTGAAGCTTCTGTTGCAAATGAAGGAGTTACTTATAAAATTTTCAAATTATCAGATACTAAAAAAAATGGTAAATACCATATGGAAGGTATTGATGATGTTTGGAATCCAGAGAAAAAAAGAATGGAAAGGATTAGACTTTTAACAGGTTATCCTAGTATTTGGGTAGAAGATCAAAAAGGTTTAGAAAAAAGTTTTGTTGAAAAAAATAGAAGGAGTTTAATATTTGACAGAAGGGTTTTAAGAATCCCTGATTACGATATGACAGCACTTGAATTTTTAAGTCTTTGTAATGCAAATTTGGACAATCCAAACAAAAAAGGCACTAGAAAGATTACTTTCTTTCAGTGGAATCCTCAAAGAACAGCTGAATTAGAAAGAGAAAAGAGAGTTGCTAAAGTTAAGGCTATTAAACATGCTTCTTTAGCTACTGATGAAGAAATGCGTAAACATTGTAATTATCTTGGTATTTTGTTTACAGACGAATTAGGTATGCCTAAATCTAATGAAGCATTAAGAAATGATTACGAATTATATGCTGAAGCACAACCTAATAAATTTATGAAAAGTGCTGGTTCTAAGGAAGTTGAAATAGCTTTTATTATTAAAAAGGCTTTAATAGACAATAGAATTGATGTTAATAGCAAAAAAGGATCTGCTTATTGGGCGAATGATGGTGGTTTTATTTGTAAAATACCATCGGATAAAAGACCTGAAAGCTATTTAGTTGAATATGCCATGTACCCTCAAGATGAGTGTAAAGCATTTTTAGAGCAATTAAAGAAATTAATGTAGTTCTTCCCCCTCTAAATAAAATAAGCCCTGTAGCCTAAAAATTACGGGGCTTTTTTCGTATATTTGTTGTATAACTTATTCCAATGAATGTTAATGATATGTATCGTATTTGTCAGTTTGCAGTTAATAAAGCGCAAAATGGCTATTTGACTCCATCTGAATTTAATCTTGTTATAAATCAAGCACAAGTTTCATATCAAGATTACTTGTTGGGAGAGTTTCAGCAATATCAATATGGTAGGCCTCAAGCTAGAGTTAGTTATAGCCAAAATCAAAATGTTAGACAAAGATTAACTCCATTAATTGCAGAAACTACGTTGACAATAAATGGCACATCTGGCCAATCGCCTTATCCAGTTGATTATTTGCAAACAGATGCAATTATAACACCAGCTTTTAAGAGAGTTAGATATTCTCAACAAGATACTTTATATTCTTATTACAATAGCGAAATTGATCCAATTGCAACTAATCCTATTTATTTATTAGAACCTACTGGTTTTCAGTTTTATCCTGTAACATTAGGAAGTGCAATTTTAACTTATGTAAAAAATGCACCTGATATAGTTTGGGCTTATACTACCGTAAGCGGTAGGCCTGTTTATGCAGCTACTCAAACGGGAGTAGGGGTTACTCCAACCACAGGAACTGTGCAGCCGGTATGGGATGATGTAGATTTATTAGAAATAATATCTAGGGCATTAAAATTAATTGGCTTAAATTTACAAGACGGCCAAGTACAGCAATATGCTAATCAAGTAACACAAATTGGGCAATAATGACTAGAAACGCATTTATAGAAAGAATATTAAGACAGGTTTATAATGGGCAACCATCGGATGATAGTAGTATCACTTATAATCTAGTTAATCAATGGCTTAATGATGCCATTGGTTCAGTTGTGAAAAAGAATTATACAGATAGCATTCAATTAGATGGAGTAGCTTATGTAAACAATTCATTTTATACTACATTTACTAATTTAGACATTGAAGCTGAACTTGTAGATAATGTGACTTATAGCGTTGATTTACCAATTATTCCAATAGCATTAGGTAAGAATGAAGGTATTGCCACTTTGCAGTTCGTTGGTGACAAGAAAACATCACAAACAGCTATTCCTTTAAGCATGAATCAAGTAGCTTATCAAGAGCTTTTAAGACCTATTCAAAATAAAATAGTTTATTGGATTGAAGGTAAAAATATTTATATTAAAAGTTCAATTCCTTTAACAAGCTATAAAGCTACAATTAGAATGATTAGTGGTGGGGATTCAACAGACTTAAATTCAACATTAATTGTGCCAGATGATTATGTGCCATTTATTGTTGAATACATAAAAGGGCAATTAGCTTTTGAAAGATCAAGACCAATAGATACAAGTAATGACGGAGTAGACAACAACAACTAAATAATATATGAAACCAATTAGAGATTTTGTTTTAGTAAAACCATTTGCACCAGAAGAAGTTACAGAAGGCGGCTTATTGTTGCCAGAAAGTTATAGAGAAAGAAATTGTAAAGCAAAAGTTCTTTCTGTAGGCAGAGGAACTGCTAAAATTAAAATGGAAGCAAAAAAAGACGATGTTATTTTTCATATAAAAGGGGCAGGTGAGCCAATTATATTGGATAATGAACTTGTTTTTTTAATCCGCCAAAACGATATATTAGCTTACGCATCAAATAATTAAATATGTCACAAGTTAGAAATTATATAACACTAGATTCGGTAATCAATGATTATATTGATGAAAGTGAGCAATCCGTACACAAATACGCTAAATTATACAACATAGCTGTAAGAGGTATGGAGAAATTAGGGCTTGACTTTTTTTACAAAATAAAAACAGTTAAAGTTGCTATTGATACAACAAATTATACGGCTCAATTGCCTAATGACTATATTAGTTATACTAAAATAGGTGTATTAAATTCAGTAGGAGAAATTATTCCATTGAAGTTTAATAACAAAATGACATATTATGGAGATCAACAGCCAAATAGGTTAGCCTTGACTCAAGATGATACCCTAGCTGCATGGTACCAACAAGATATACCATTATGGTTTAATTATTGGGATGGTTATGGATTCCAAAATATTTATGGGCTACCTAGTGGCTCTCCATTTGTAGGTCAATTTAATATTGATGATTCAAATGGTGTGGTTCTTTTAAATCAATATTTTTATTATTCTTATTTGATGATAGAGTATTTATCTAGCGGTAATCCAGAGGAAACATATTCTATACCAATTCAATTTAGAGAAGCGTTGCTTTCATGGTTGGCTTGGAGAGATATAGCTAGTATGCCAAGCACAAGAAAAGGTAACTTAGGAGATAAAAGAGATAGAAAGCAAGAATTTTATAATCAAAGAAGAATTGCTAATGCTCAATATAAGCCATTATACTTAATGCAAGCTTACGAACAAAATTTAGATACTCAAAGAATGACTGTTAAGGCATAAAAAAATGATAATAAATACTCCTTTTAGCGGAAAATTAAACTTAGATGATGCTGAATATAGAATTAGTAATAATGACTATATTGATGCATTAAATGTAACAAAAGATGCGCAAGGTACTGCTGTAGATAAAGTAGTATCTAATATACAAGGAAATACCTTAATACCATATACGGCACCTGCGGGTGTAAATAAGGTTATTGGATTTTATTCTGATAAAGTTAGAAATAGAGCTTATTATTTTTTATGGAATAGTAATGGTTTTAATACAATATTATATTATGACTTAAATGAAAATAAAGTAGTTCCTGTTTTAATAAGTAAAACACAAAGCAATGGCATTGATATTTTAAATTTTAACCCGTCTTATAAAGTATTATCAATAAATATATTTTATAGAGATATAGAAGGTGATATTTTATTTTTTAATGACGCATATAATCCGCCAAAAAGTTTAAATGTAATTAACTTATACGGTAATAATTGGAAGTTAGAATATTTGTTAGTTGCGAAAGCTCCTCCAGTAATGCCTCCAAAAGTAGTTTATGAAAATGATACTACTATAACTATAAATAATTTAAGAAACAAATTATTTCAGTTTTCATATAGATATGTTTATGATAACAATGAAAAGTCTGTATGGAGTTCAAAAAGTATAGTTCCATTACCTCAACAGCCATCTTTAACACTTACAGATGATACTGCTACAAATAACGCAAGAATAGCTGTATTGTTTTCAACCGGTGGTCCAGATGTAAAAGCTATTGAGCTTTGTTTTAGAGAAACGACAAACGGATTAACTAGCGATTGGTTTTTGATAGAATCTTTTGATAAATCAAATCTTAATATATTAGATAATGATATTTTTGTTACAAAGTTTTTTAATGATTCTATATACACTCAATTAGATGTTATAGAAACGTTGCAATTGCAAGACTGGGTTCCTCAAAGGGCAAACGCAAGTGAATTAGCTAATGGAAATGTTTTATTGTACGCTGGAATTGTTGAAGGTTATGATAAAACATCAATGGACTTATCTGTTGATCAATTTACTTCTGACCTTAATAGTTTTTTTTATGACCAAGCTGGGATATTATTGCTTGCTACAGTAAATGGTACAGATAGCGGAACTGGGACAAGAATGAATATATATCTTTATGGTACTGGAACTAACGGAGCGAATGGGGAAGTTGTAACATTAAATAATGCAGCTGGATCTTATTTTATCAATTCATTTGCATCAAATGGCACTAATATAAATGCAGATTATTCAACATTTTCAAGTTCTTCTTTAGTTAGTACAATTTTAGCAGGAATTTCGGCTGCAATGGTAGTAAAAGGCTTTACTCAAGTATCATTAGTAGGCAATAAATTAGTTATGAATTATGCAAATGGATTTGTTTTGACTTCAGTAGGGTTTAAAACAATCCCTTTATATGATTCGGATAATACTAGATTTGCTAATGTGTGGGATTCTGGTTATCAATATGCTATTCAATATTTTGATGCACAAGGAAGAACTATTGGCGCACAAACATCTATTGGCGGTACAATTAATACTATCTCAAGAGTATCAACAGCAGATTTCCCGGAAATAAGATTAAATATTCTTAATAGACCACCATTATATGCTACATATTATCAAGTATTAAGATCAAATAATACAACTTATAATAAAAGATTATGCTGGATAAGTGAATCTGCTTTTTCTGGTATAACTAATAATGTAGATAATTCAAGATTTATTTATATTGGGATTGGTAATATAGCTGCATATAATGAAGCCATAAGTTCAACACAAAATATTGTTTCTTATAATTTTACGGCAGGTGATAGAATTAGATTTATACAAAGGTATGATGCAGAAAATATACTTAGGACAATTCCAAAACAATACGATTATGAGATAGTTGGTACGGTATCTACATTTGAATATAATATTGATTGGCCTGCTCCATTAGCTATAGATAATAATACATATACGGCTAACGGTAATTTTTTAAAAATAAGATATCCTATTAATGATTTAAATATTAATTTTCGTTTCCCTGGTACGGCTGATTTCCAGCATTATGAAATACTGTTATACAACTATACGACCAATGCAAATGAAAGTCAAAGGTTTTATTATGAATTTGGTAAACAATATGGGATAGGAAATCCGGGTACGGCAAATAGGTATCATTTTGGAATGTCGCAATTACCAAATGGTGGTGCTGTTGTGCCTGTTACAAATGGGGATTTGTTTTATAGACTTAGAACAGTACCATACACTGATAGTTTTAATTTTTCATCTAGTGTATTTGATATTGGAACTACAGGATCTTTTTCATCAAGAAGTGAAGCGTTCCCTATTGATGTATCAAGAGCAATAGAAAATGCTTCATATAGAATACAATCTCAACCAAATTCAATTATTAATTTAACAGGAACTGGATACCCTGTTGGTACAAGTTTAGGTTATTTTTTCCTTAATAAATCAAATCTTGTTGATAAGGTGGTGTCAATTAGTGGTTCTTTTAAAATGTCATCTGATGGTTCTTCTACTTTTTCGGTATATGCTCTTATTTGTACTACAATAGGCAATTTAAAATATACAGTTTCTTTATTACCAATAGAAATTAATAATATAACTCAAAATACGCCTACTACATTTACAATTAATAAAAGATTTGTTGTTCCTGCAACAGGAAAAGTATGGATAGTAGCTAAATCTACAAATGATAATATTGGTTCTAATAATATAATTGTTCAAACATTGAGTTTTGATTTTCAAGTTATAAAAGAAAAAACAATTGGGATTATTGAGCAAAGCTTTAATGATACATATAATTTAGTTACGAATAGCAACGGCAGACCATCTGTTATTGATGAAAATGCAAGACAAACTTACTTTCCAACTGTAATAAGATTTGGACAAGCATATCAGCAAAATACCAACTTGAATGCTACTAATAGATTTTTTTATGATGATTTTGATGAATATGATAGAACATTTGGTGATGTATTAAGATTGCATGTTAGAGATAGATATTTAAAAGTGTATCAACAATTTAAAGTAGGTACTGTGCCTATTTTGACTCAAATCGTAAAAGATGTTACAGGAAATCCTTTACAAGCCAATAGCAATCAATTAATTAATAAAATACAGTATTACGCAGGTGATTATGGTATTGGTGATGCCGCAACTAGTCTTGCATGGAATAACTTTGCAGATTATTTTGTAGATAATTATAGAGGAGTGGTTTGTAGGTTAAGTCAAAATGGGATTGAGCCACTTAGTATTCTTTATAAAACTAATGCTTTCTTTGTTGCCAAAACAGCAGCTTATAGAAGAGATTTAAATAATGGAATTAATGATGCTGGCGTTTATACTGGCGATCCTTGTATTTATGGTGTATTTGATGCAAATACTAATAAATATATTATTGCTTTGGAGGAGATTAATAGATATTCTAATTGTACTTTTAACGGTGGTACTGCAAGAGCTTTTGTGCCTGTGCCTTCTACTACAACTACGACCGCAGGGCCAACTACTACTACGACCGCAGGGCCAACTACAACTACGACCGCAGGGCCAACTACAACAACCACTACAAGGACTCCTACAACAACAACAACTCTTCCTCCTCTTTGTACATTGGTTCCGGGATCATTTTTAAGAGCGCCTGATTGTGTATTAGTAGCAGGAGAATTTATATACGTTTCAAATCCTTAAAATAAAAAATATGCCATTTTCAGCAACAATTAGCTTAACTTCAGCAGCAACGAATACCGGCCCATTCAATTTATATTCAAATGTAGACAATTATGTTATACCATTTGAAACAGCCGTTAGTAAAGCAAGTTTACTTTCAGGTACATATTTATCAACTAACGTTCCTAATTTAACAGAAATTTGTAGAGTTGCATCTACAGGTACTTGTACTAATTATGTAGATATGCCTATTGATGATCCTTATGTTTATGTATATGAAAAATGTGGTACTTCGTTATATTATTATAAACCGGGGGTATCAGGACTAAAAGCACAAGATGATAATTCTCCTACACCTAATTGTTATGCAAAAATAAATGAAGGCTTGTTAAGTGCTATGGATGCATTATATGCTCTTACACTTAATAATACTTTAGTATCATCAAATTGTGAATGTGTTTAAAAATAAATTATGTATATATTAGTTACATTAAATCCTGATCAAGGTACAGATTTAGGCCCAAATTTTACATTAACTGCTAATGTTGGAACATTGGTGCCTGCAACAGCTACACTGACTGAATTATTAGCTGGAGTATCAGTTATTGCCGATAATGCTGTTACTCAAGTTATTATAACTTCACAAGGGATATGTACTAATTCATTAACACTTAGTGTATTACCAGTTACAACTACTAGTACTACAACAACTACAACTACCTTAGCACCTACAACTACAACAACAACATTTAGTCCTGAGCCTTGTAATTGTGTTGAGGTTAATATTACATCAGTAGGTGGAGTGGTAGCGACATTAAATTGTTTTGGTGTAAATCAAAACTATGCTTATTCAACAGCAGGCATTAGGTATATTTGCGCATCAGTAGTTGGCGGTCTATTGCAAGCTGATATCATATCAGGTACAGGAACTTTAACTCCTGTTGGCAATTGTAAAACAGGTCCTTGTCCTCCTTTGCCTCCTACTACAACAACTACAAGGGCTTCTACTACTACAACTACATCCGGTCCAACTACTACTACAACTGCTGGGCCAACTACTACTACAACTACAGCAGCTGCGACTACTACAACAACACTACAACCATCTCTTTATAGATACAGTTCGGCAAGTTCAACAGATGCTTGCAACAGTGGTTTAACAATGACAAATGTCGTGCTAACTAATCCACCATTCTGTTCTGCAACTACAATTCAATGTGATGAGTTTGTATTAGAGATAGCTGGTTTACCAGTTTATATTCGTAGTGGGAATAGTTATAGAACTGCAACAATTAATGATCCTAATACATCAGGTATTGCTACATTTGACGCAGGAACATGTATTGTATGTACAACAACAACTACTACTACCTCTACAACAACTACTACCACTACAGCAGCACCAGTTGTAAGAACTGTAACTGGTGTTGGTGCAGGTTCTTCTGATATTTTAGGAGAAATTTATATAACTGCATCAGTATCTCTTAGTGGTAATGTAAGTGCAGATACTGTAATAGAAGTACGTGTATCTACTGTTCCATATAATAATGTCGTTGTGCCTGTTACAATACTTAACGGTAGTTCTTCAGGTAGTGGGGAAACCTATGTTGGGCAGGGAAGTCTACCATCATCTATATCGGGTGAATGTGTTTTATCTTCTGATAATATATATGTAACTTTCACTGGTTATCAATGTGTTTAATATATAAAATAAAATAAAATGCCATTAATATTTCGCCAAGACCCTTATACGATATCATTTGATGAAAATGCTAATGCATTTGAGGCTTTTTATTCGTATTTCCCTGAATTTATGGGTGTAGTTAATGTTACCATGTTTACTTTTAAAAATGGTCAAATTTGGAAACATGGGACAACCCCTTTCTGTAATTTCTATGGGGTTCAATATAATGCATCAATAACCAACGTATTTAATTCAAATTCATTGGATAAAAAGACATGGATTTCAGTAATGGAAACAGGTAATACTACATGGGCTTGTCCAGTTATATATACCCAAATGGAAACAGGTGGAAGTACAAGTATAAAGCAGTCAAGTCAGCTTTTAGAGTCTGATTTTGTGACTTTAGAGTCTGAGTATCAAGCATCATTTTTGAGGGATTCTAACAGTCCGGGAGGGCTAATAGAGGGGGATAGTTTAAAGGGTAATTATATGGTTATAAAATTTGAGAAAGCAAGTGCAAATTCTTTCGTATATTTGAACAGCGCAACGACTAAGTATATTAATTCACCATTGAATAATAGATAATGATTATTAGGGAAAATGATGAGATTGTAGATAATATTGAAGCTGCAATGATGCAATTCCCTGATGAATTAATAGATGGTCCGTTAGTTCATAAATTTACAGAAGGAATGTATATAAGAGAAATCTTTATGCCTGCTGGATCTTTATGGACAAGTAAGATACATAAAACAGAACATCCATATGTTGTTTCTCATGGAAAAGCTGCTGTATCTATTGATGCGCAAGAATGGTATGAAATAACAGCTCCTTATACTGGTATCACAAAACCGGGAACAAGAAGAGTTTTATATATATTGGAAGATTGTATTTGGACTACATTTCACAGAATAGATGGAATGAAATCTGAATACAATGATTTAAGTGAAGAGGAAATAGAGAAGATAGTTGAATCAATTGAAGATAAAATATTAGAGCCTTATATTAATCAGATTACTGGTTCAGATGTAGGCAAAGAATATAAAGAAATTTTAAAAAATAAAAATCAGGAATTATGGCTTTCGCAATCGCAGGATCAACAGCTTTAGCAATAGGTGCTGTAACAGCCGGTGCTGGGGCATTGGTAGGGGGCATATCAGCTATTGGGGCTAATAAAAGAAGAAAAGCTCGTGAAAAAGAATTAGATGAATATGCTCAACAAAGCCCTTTGTATACTGGCAGTAAGCCAATTAGTGAATACTACCAACAAGCATTAAATAGGGCTAATGAAAATGTTTATCAATCTCAACAATATCAAATGGGAGCTATGCAAGCTAGAAGAGCAACAGCTCAAGGTCTAGGGGCATTGCAAGATAGAAGATCAGCGATAGGTGGTATTAGTAGATTACAAGCGGGGCAAAATTATGCTATGCAAAATTTAGCCGCACAAGCAGAAGCTCAAAGAAATGCTAGATTTGGACAATTAGGATCAGCTACTCAAATGAAAAACGCAGATTTAATGCAGCAATTTGATATTAACAAAATGACTCCTTATAATCGTCAGTTAGGATTAAAGCAAATGAAAGCTCAAGCTGCTAATCAAGAATATGCACAAAATGTTCAAAATACATTTAGTTCTTTAGGTAATTTAGCTTCTGTGGGCATGATGGCAGGTAATCCTAGCCCAGCACCAGCAGCAGGTATTCCTTTAACAAATCAAGCTGGATTTGATTCATTTATGGCGAGTAGAGGCCCAGCACCTAGACCAAAATTACCTTAGACCAAAATTATAATATCAAAATCTAAAAAATGGCAGCTACAGGATTATTAGGGATAAACCCATATTTTAAAGGTGTAAATATAGATACATCTAAGCCAGTTAATTTAGCTATTCAGCTTGAGCAAAAAAATCAAGCTAAAAAAGAAGCTTTAGATAAGTATTTTATGGATTATGAGAAATCAATTAATCCAGCAGGTATGCGTTCTCAAGATCAAGATATTGTATTAAAAAAGCTGAATGAAAATAAGCAGTTCTATATGCAAAATAGAGATCGCATATTGAATCCATCTAAATATGGCGCAGAGGCTCAATCTAAATACATGGCTGGTTTTAAAGATATTTTATCTGATATAGCTAAATCAAAACAAGCATCCGCTGAAGATAAAGTATTGCAAAATACTTACAGCAGAATAAAAACACAAGGATTAGAAATACCAGATGGCTTTATGGAGGCAATACAAGAAAGCCAAAAGCCGATTTATGCAGGTTACAAACCTGTAGATTTATTTCAATTTGATTTTAATGCGCCATTTAGTACAGAAAAATTTCAAAGAGATATATTTGCCGGTATTGAGCCGGATAAAAAAAATATAGGTAGTAGAGTAAATAAAGAAGGACAGATAATAAATATATATAAAAATGAATTTGATAACGCAAGCTTAAAATCATTTCAAAATAGAGCAGCATCTCAATACAGAACAAATCCTAGTGTAACTAAAGAGGTTAATAGATTAATTAAAACAGGTGAATATTTAGATTTGCAACCTTACTATCAAATGCTTAATCCAAAAATGTCAATAAATAATGCTGATCCAGCTGATGTAGCGGCAGCTTTTGCATTAAGTTTAAAACAACTTGGTAAAACTACTGAATCAACACCTGTATTTAAACCAGTTGGTCGTAAACCAGATGATAAAGAAGATGATTTTTCGCCAGAATTAATGGTTGATAATTTTTATGAAGCTGGAGATCCATTTACAGCTAATGTTAGTGGAAAGCTTATTAAAGGCAAAAAAATACAATTACCTCCAGAAATAGCTTTAAATTATGATAGAAAAGTTGGTAATAAAAAGTTTTCTCCTAATTATTTTGTTATGACAGATGATAAATTAAATGTTTATCCAATCTTTGTAACGGGCAAAACAGCATCCGGTAATGACATTTTATCTGGAGAAGGTGGAACAATTATTGATGAAAAAATACCTGTTAAAACAAGTCTTATACCAACAATAGGTAAAGAATATGGCGGTATTGGTTATACTAGAAGAAATCTTAACAGAAATCAAATGCCTGCGACACCAACTAAACCTGTAACTAATAAACCAAAAGCCAAATCGGGAATTATTTGGAAAAATAAATAATAACTATGCCAGATCAATTTGAACAATATTACAAGTATTTAAAAGCTAATGGAGCTGACGTGGCACCAGATTTTAATTCATTTAAAAATACTTTATCTAATTACGATAATTCTTCTAAGTATTATTCATATTTAAAAGATAATCAATTTGATGTACCTGAAAGTTATGATTCTTTTGCAGATACATTTGGTTTAAAAAAAAAAGATGGTGGCATCGTATCTTCCCCTATTCCATCAAAATTACCATCTCAAGATTATCTTAGTCAAGGTCAAAAGTTTGCTGAAACTGCTTTTACGATTCCTACCGAAAAGAGGGAAAAGGAAAAGAAAATAAGAGTTAGTCCTAAATTATTTGGTCAACCCGGAACGGTTGATGTGGATATAATTGAAGAAGGCGAAGATGTTGGCTATAAAAATATAGCACAAAGATTTGCAAATGATCTTATTATAAGTGGTACAGATCTCGCATCAGGTATTTCTGAATTAATGAGAGATATGGGTGCGAAGCAAGCAAAAGGGATTGCAAAAATAACTGGAAGTAAAAAAGCACAAGAATTCGCTGAAACAAAAGGACAAGCATTATATACTCCGGAAGGTCAATTGACCGAATATGCTAAAAAAGCAACTTGGGCTACAGATCCAGAAGCTAAAACTATTCTTGGATTAAATGGTCTTAATGCGGATGCAAAAGAAATGCAAGAGTCTTACCAATTACCAGATACTGGTGTGGGTAAAACACTTACCGCACTTTCAAGTTTTGCTCCTGATATTTTAGCAACAGGATTACTTCCAGAAGCAAGAATTGCTGAAGGCGCAAGCGCACTTGCAAAATTAGGTTCTGGTTTATTCAATAATTTTACAAAATATTTAATAGTTAAAGATCCACTAGTTGCTTATAAAGAAGCCAAAAAGGCTGGAGCAACTGCAGGAGAAGCTGTAAAAGAGGTACCCGGAGCTGCTTTAAAAGGAGCTGTTACTGGTGTGACTCTTGCAGGTACTGGTATGTTAAGTTCTTTGGCTACTAAGGGCATCATGAATAGCGCTACTAAATATTTAGTAGGTGCTGCAAGTTCTTCTGCCCCATCTTCTATGCTTAAAAAGGCAGCTGAAATAGGTTTGACTGGGAAGGGTGGATTTATAACAAAAGAAGGAGTTAATGCAATAACAGATGTTATTGGATATGGATTACTTTATCCAACAGGAGCTTCTTTGATTGAAAGAGGTGAATTGCCAAATGAAGAAGAAATAACTACTGGTATAGGTACAGCATTAGCTTTTAGAATTAAAGGCGCAATTGAAGGAGGCATCAAGTTTGGCGAATTAAATAAATTAGTTGAAGATGTGCAAAGCGCAAAGCAGGGTACAGCCTTTATTAATTTTATGAGAGCTACTCCAGAAAGTATTCAAAAAGTATATAATAGTCCAGAAACAGCAAATGAACTTCAATTGCAGGCTCTGGAAGCTGCACAAAGGGCAAGAAAAGCCACAGATTTAGAAGAAAAGCAAAAAGCAGTGATACAGGCTTCTACCTTGTCAAAGGCGGCAAATGTGAAGCAAATGGCTGATTATGTAGTTAATAATAAAAATGATTTTCAAGAATTAAAAGAAAGCACACTCCCTGACGAATTTAAGCAAGCTTTTTTAGAAAAAGCAAATTTGGTTAATAAGAGTGTTAATCCAGTAGAAATAGAAAAAACAAATATTGGCAATAGAATTAAGCAAGCATCTGATTTTATAACACAAAAAGAAGCTGAATTAAATTCTACTCAAGATCCGGTAGCTAAAGCTGAAATACAAGTTCAATTAGAGCAAACCAATAAATTACTGAAGCAGCAAGAGCAGGCTTTAAGAGATTTAATATTTGAGCAAAAGCCGCCAAGAGATTTAGATCTAAATGAAATAAATAGTATTAAAGAAAATAGAAAATTAGATAATCAAGAAATTGATTTGCAAATATCTAAGCTTGACAAAAACGATCCAGATTATAATGAGAAGTTAGAAAGCTTGTCTAAGAAAAAGGAAGAGCAAAATGATTATTATGATTCAGTTTTAAAATCTGCAAAAGAAACGGAAGATGTAGATATATCTGTAATTATGCCAGATGAAATGGCTGAAATTGAAAATATTGAAATAAAGCGTCCAAAAGAACAAAGTATAAATGAATTTGTTAATAGAATAGCAGCAGGAGAAAAAATGGAATCTCCTGAAGATTTACAATTTTACGAAAACAATAAAGATCAGGTAAAGACTATATTAAAAGAAAAGGCAAAACCAGTAGAAGTTAAGCCTGAAATAAAAATTGAGCCTAAAAAGATAAGTATTGAAAATAAAGAATATACAACTAAAACAGGCAGACAAAAAGTTACATACGAGGATGGGCAGTTAATAGTAAGAGATATAAAAACAGGAAAAGAAGTTTCTGCTGCTACTCGTAAAAAAGCTATTGACGAATATGTAGATGCATTTGATTTTGAAAAAGGCAAAACAGCAGAAGAAAATATTACTGAATTACCGGAAGGATTAAATCCGGAAGAAGCTAATTTATTTATCATAGAAAATTCAGAGAATCCTCTTGAATTAGCAAGCATTTATTTTTTTGAAGAACCATCTGGTAAAGCAGAAACGAAGGATCAAATGATTGGCGAATTTGGTTTAGGTAAAATAACGCAAGATAGTTTTAATAGATTTGGAGATAGAAATAAGGTAACGGGCGGAATGGCTAGAACATACTTTAAAAAAGATGGTTTACCGCTAGATGTTGCTGCAAAAGAAATGTCAGATTACTATGAAGTTGAAATAACTCCACAAGATTTGGCAGATTTTATTGTTAAGTATCCAAGTGGATCTCAGGCAGCTTTAAGACAATTTGAAACAAGAACTGCTAATGAAGCTGCTAATAAATTCAAAGAGCTTACTGGTCTTGATATAGACAGGAAGATGGCTGAAAAAATATTAAATGATAAAAAGAACAATTTAACAGATATTGAACAAGAACTTTTAAATGCAAATTATGAATCAGAACAACAATTCCAAGATGCCTACTGGGAAGCCTACAAAGCAATTGACAAAGGAGCAGAAGCTAGCCCTGTTAGTGAAATTAAGCCTACAGAAGCCACCGAAGAAAAAGTAGAGCTAAAAGAAGAAGTAGAGGTAAAGCCTAAAAAACCAATTAAGGAAGCTAAAGTTACGGAAGATGAAGCTATCAATATTGATCAAGTTTCAAATGAATTAATGCGTCAAGAGCTTGAGATGGCTGAATATGAGAAAATAAAGATTTCTGATAAAGACGCTTATGAAAAAGCAAAGAAGAGGTTATTGGAAGGTTATAATATAGAAAATCTGTTAAAAGATATAGAGTCTGGTAAAAAGAAAGTGATTGATGATGAGGAGTCTATTATGTTGGGAATAACTAATGGAACACTAGCTAAACAAATAGATAAAAATCCAAAGAATATTGATCAATTAGTTGATTTACGAAAGAGAGTAATTGATGCATTGGATATTACCGGTAGTTCGCTTGGTAGGGCATTGAGAACAAGACAGTTGGCTATTAAGCCTATGGAAACATTATCTGATTTTATTCTTGACGCTCAAGATGCTGCTGGAGTAGATGTGCTTACACCTTCTCAAAAAGAAGAAGCTTTTAAAGATTATGAAAAATATAAAAAAGCATCAGAAGATTCCGAAAGAAAAATATTAGAATTAGAAGAATTAAATAGACAATTATTAGCTGAAAAAGAATTTAATTTAATAAAAAAATCTGTAGTAAAATCAAAGCAGAAAAAAGATTATGCTAAAGAAAGAGATGAGGTAATTAATTCAATAAAAGACAAGTTAAAAAAGGCAAGAGCCGGAGAAAGCGGATTAATGGCTGTTCCTGTTCCTTATGCAGCAGAGCTTATTGCAATAAGTCCTGAAATAGGTAAGTTGACAAAATTATATATAGAGGAAGGCGTAGAAAAATTATCTGATGTAGTTTCTAAAATACATGAAAACATTAAAAATGATATAGAAGGAGTTACAGAAAGAGATATTAGAAATGTAATTGCTGGTAAGTATAATAAGCCAAGACCGGCAAAATCGGATCTTGATAGGAAAAAAGCATTGTTAAAGAGGGAAGCTGAATTATTAAATCAAATAGAACAGGTGCTTGCAGGCGAGCCAAAAGAAGAAAGGAAAGTAATACAGAAAAATCAAAGAATTAAAGAACTGCAAGATGAATTAAGAGCTGCACAACAACAAATGGGTTATGATGAAGTTACTAAAATTCAACAAGCTGAAAAAAGAGCAGAAACTAATATAGCAGAAATAGAGAAAAAATTAGAAGAGAATGATTTATCAATAAAGAGAGCAGAAAAAATAAGCAGTCCTAGATTAGAGGAATTAAGAGAAAAGCAAAAAGAATTGCGAAATGAATTAAAAAGAAGAAGATTAGAAGATGCTGGTGTTATTACAAATAAGGATAATGAATTAAAAAGATTGCAATCAGCTACCAAAAGAAATGAAACAGAGTCTAAGAAAATTGAAAAACAAATTGAAGAAAAAGATTTTGAAGATAAAATAAAGGCCCCATCTTTCTTAGAAAATGTAGAACTGCAAAAAAAATATCCAAAAGAATATAAAGAATTTTTAAATTCAATCGCTAAAAAAAGAGATATAAAATATGAATACGAAATAAAGAAAGCACAAGAAAGAATGGCAAGAGCTACTTCTGGCGAAAAACGTGCAAAATTTGCTAAAGAAGCGTTTAATACAGTAAAAGCGTTAAAATCTAGTATTGATAACTCTTTTGTCGGAGTACAAGGTGGATTGGCTTTTATGGCTAACCCATTGCAGGGTGCTAAAGCTCTTGTTGAATCCTATAAAGATATGGTTAATGAAGGAAGATTTAAAAGAGGTTTAGTTGAAATTTTTGAGAATAAAGAATTAATGGATTTGGTAGATAAATCAGGACTAGATATATTAAATCCACAAGAGATAGAGGAAAAGAGGAGAGAAGAATCTATGGGAGGTTCAAATTTGTTAGAGAGATCTTTAGGAGAAGTAAAAGGTGTAAAAATAATTCCAGCAAAAGTATTAACAGCTCCATTTGAAAGAGCTTATACAAGTATGGGAAATAATTTAAGGCTCAATATATTCTTAAAAAGAATAGCTCAATTAGAAAAAGAAGGCATTACTTATGAGAACAATCCTGAAGAAATCAAAGCCGCAGCAAGGGCTGTTAATGAATTAACCGGAAGAGGTAAACTAGCTAAAGGTCTTGAAACGTCCGCTGAAAAGTTATCATGGTTAATCTGGTCGCCAAAATTATTAGCTTCTACAGTAAATTTATTAGGTATTAATGATATAGGTAGTGTTTTAATGATTAGCAAGGGGTATTATCGTAGATTACCACCAAAAGCTTTCAAATTTGCTACTTCTCAATTAGCATCTGGTATCGGTATGGGCGTTTCTATTATGGCCGCAATTGCCTTATTAGATAAAGATAAGGAGGTTGATGCAGATCCAAGAAGTGTAACTTTTGGACAAATAAAAGATAAAATTACAGGTACTGCTGTTAATGTGTATGGTAGATTTACATCTGTTGTAAGATTTGTTACATTGATGGCTCTTGGAGTTAAAGAAGTAAGAGGTGAATTAAAGACTGTTGATACCGGCAAGGAATTTTTTAAATTTTTTAGAGGTAAATTTAATCCAGTAGCTGGAACCGCTTATGATGCAGTTATTACAAGAAAAACTTATGAAGGAAAGCCTTATGAATTAAGCGATTTACCTAAAGATTTGCTTGCCCCGCTATCGGTACAGGATATAAAAAAGTATTTAGAACAAGATGGCACTCTTGATATTTTGACTAAAGGCTTTGCTACATTTAATGGCTTGAAAGTAATGAATGAAAAAGATTTTATACCTCAAACACAGCAAAAACTATATGAAAAAGGACTAACTTCCGACTATTTAGATAGACTATCAATTATAGATAGAAGAACCAAAAAACCTTTGACAAAAGAAGAATTTGCTAAATATTCAGATATGAGAGATGCTATTTTAAAAGAAGATTTAACAAGATTATACGAGGACGGTGTGCCAGTACTAGGGGAGAGAAAATTAAAGCCTTATAATAAAGCCACAGTAGATGAAATAGACAAAGCTCTTGATTGGTTAAAATCTAAAGCTACTAGAGAAACTAAAGATAAGTTATTTGGAGCTGAAAAGGTTTCAATGAAATCCGAGATAGATGAAGCCTATTATGAATTAATGAAAGAGAAATTCTAATAAAAATCTTATATTTGAACAAAAAAAAATATCAATATGTTACCAAAATCATTATTAAGCGCAAGCATGAAAAAAGGCTTACAAGATGCATTGCAAGTGGAATTATATCAATCAAATCTATGGAAGCACCTTGCAAATAATCTTCAAAGATTAGGATTGTTTGGTAGTCAGAAATATTTTTTAGCCGAAAGTGCTGAAGAACTTACTCATTATCAAATGATTGTGGAATTTATTAATGACATGGTCGATGTGGCTGATATGCCAAAAATAGAATCCGTAACTGATAAAATAAACTCTATTGGGGATGCCTTAGATTTAGGTTATGAAACAGAATTGGATGTATTAAACCAATATAAGGATTTATATAAAAAGGCAGAAGAGGAAGATTGTGTAGTTGCTCAATTTTTATTACAATTCATAGAAATACAAAGAAAAGCAGTAGGTCAATACGGAGATTTATTATCCAAATACAAAATAGCTGAAGAAACTAAAGAAATTCTTGAATTTGATCAACATATTAACGATTTATAGTCATGCCATATAAGTCAAAAGCACAACAAGCTTACTTCAATATTCACAAAAAAGAACTTGAAAAACAAGGGGTGGATGTTAATGAATGGAACCAAGCTAGCAAGGGAAAGAAATTACCTGCTAAAGTTAGCAAGTTAAAAGCTATGAGGAAAAGAAAAATGGGGTAGATTTCCTATATTTTTCTTATATTTGATGTAAAATTTAATACAATGCCCATAGTACCGAATTTTACAGCTAGCCAGTTTAGTGGCACACCATCGGTTATTACTTTAAGAGATACAAGTACAGGTTCTGATGTTACTATTGCTAAGCGTAGAATTTATCTATTGCAAGCTAATGGTACTATGTTAGTTCCAGCTGGTACACTTACAACTTATATTGATTGGCCCTTAGCAAATACAAGTATTAGTTTAGATGTATTATCACAAGATAGTGCATTGAGTATTACTGTTCAATGGTTGACTTCTGCAAATGCAGTAGTTACATCAAAAACAACTTCATTCGCATTTACTGCATACAACGAAACATTTTATTATGGATTAACAGAGAGTCAAGTTGCAAATTCAAATTTAAGCGCAAGTACGAATTGGTATCAAACTAAATTAGTATTAAGAGTTGAACTTGATAGCGCAGACCAAGCAATTACATTTGCATCTGATATTTATTCAGCACAAGCTGCATTAAATAGAGCGACATATATTTCTACTAACCAAGCTTTATTCTTTTAAATATGTTAGTTCCACAAACAGTAGTATCAATAGCGGAGATTTCGCAATACTTATGGAATGATTCTATTCCTAAGCAAAATGTATTTTTTAATGGAAGCATTGACCCACGCAAAGCACAACAGCTTTACATGGAAAGAAAAGCTTTGCAATATGGTATTAACCAATCTTTAACAGGACTTCCGGGAACTTCTAATTATGTCTATGCTCTTTGTGGTTCTAAATTACAAGTAGCAATTGAAATATTAGGTAATGGTGGTGGCGGTGGTGGTGTAATACCGGGCGGTGGCGGAAACTTTAGTGTGTTTGAATATTCATCTAACGCAGTTGAAAATTCTGTTACAATATACTTCCCAGAAGCAGTTGGAAAAAGATGCGTAAATGCATTTAGACAAGGTAACAATATTGGTACTATATTAACAGCAGGAACACCAACTGGAAATCAAGTTGTTTGGGATAAAAATTCGGCATCATTAACAGTTGCTTCAACAGTTCGTTTTTACAATCAAGAATTTGTAAGAGTAGTTGTTCAACAATAAAAAGTTTTTACATTGGCAATACAGAATTTAATAACAGGTGAATTTCAGATAAGAAAATTAAATGGAGTTCTTGTAGCTAACAATGGTATCGTTGATGCAGTTGGTAATATTACATCTGGTACGTCTGGTACAAGTGGTACAAGTGGTACAAGAGGTACTAGTGGTACGTCAGGTTTTGCTGGTACAAGTGCCATGATAGTTTATACATTTACAGCAATTCAAAATCAAACTACTTTTCTTGTTCCTAGTGGGTTTGTAAATAATATGATTGCTGTTTTTGTTAATGGCGTTAAATTATCACAATACGATTATATAACAGTAAATGGTTTTAGTGTAGTTTTAAATAATCCTCTTGATGCGGGGGACATTGTAGAAATAGATAATTTTGTTGCTAATTATGTTTCTACTTCAGGAAGTTCGGGTACAGCTGGATCTTCAGGTAC